CCTTCTGCCATGCGAGCTTTGGGACACCCTACGGGGCGCAGTGACTGGCACGAAGACGCTCTGGAATTTGTCCTGGAGCTGGGTACTCACCGCTTTTTTCGCCTAAGGAGGTGATGTTGATGCATGAAGCTCTGAAAGCACGTCGCTTAGCCCTGGGTTATAGCATTAACCGCGCTGCATCGCTTTCGAAGCTCTCCTTCGCTGCTATTAAGCGGCTGGAGACTGGGGGCAAGGTGACTCCCCAAACCGTTGAAGCCTATGCTGACTTCATTGCTGCTGCTGAGCAAGAGGCAAACCAGAACGGCAACCAGGTAACGAACCCTGCACCTGCGGTTGTCTACCCGGTAACCAAAGAGCGGCTGCAGCTTGTAGAAAACTGCCGCAAGTGCAATGGCGAACCGATGATAGACATTACCCGTTACTTCGAAGGAATTATGCTCTGTTCTGCCTGCAACGATTCGCTGGGATATTTGCGCGATAACGGCTTTGAACCTCTTGCAAGGGGTAATGGTCAAGAGGGGCAGTTAGAACGCAGCAGCGGCAACGTATTAGGGCAATACGACGATATTACTTTAATCAGTCCACAACCTGGGAATAGGAGGGGGTAGTTCTGCCAGCAAAGGGAAGTAAGGCTCCTAGCAAGGTGGTCACTAAGCAAGACCTTAAGGGCTATATTCACTTGGTTGCTGAAATACATATGCTCGACACTGAACTTCGCGACCTTCACGACAGCATTGGCCCGCGGTCGCCAGTCTATGGCTCCAGGAAACGCCGTATTGGCTTGGGTGACCTGAGCATTCCCGTTGCTCGCATTGTGGACTTTGAAAACAAGCTGAAGCGTAAACGTGAAAGGCTCATCGCTGAACGCTGTCGTATGGAAGACGCTTTGGAGGTTCTTACTCCTGACGAAAGAGTGGTGATTAGGATGCGCTATTTTCATGGTTTATCGTGGATACAAATCCAAAATCATCGTGGTCAAAGCGAAGCTCACATACACCGCATCCACGGCGCTGCCTTGCGTAAGCTCAATCCGAGATACTCGAAAAAAATATTTTTTTAATGAGAGTTTTTGAGAGTATTACCTGTGCTATTATGTTAGTGGAGGATTTCGGCTCGACCTTCTCGAAACGCTGCACGGCGCTTCGACCCTAAGCGCCAAGCCGATTTCCACCGCTACACCCACTGCCTTTGTGGGTGTATTTCCATTTTTAGCATAGGAGGTGGGTTGGATTGCCACCACTACCAAACTTGAACCAGGAACGCTTCTGCATGGAGTACCTTATCGACCGTCACGGTACCAACGCCGCCATTCGTGCGGGGTATTCCGTCAAAGGCGCTCACGTCCAGGCTTCCAGGCTGCTTAACAGCGCTAAAATACGCAAGCGCGTGCATGAACTGCAGGCGGAACAGGCGCGTAGGCTGTGCATTGATGCCGATTGGGTGGTGCTTCGTTTTATCGAAGTGGCTATGCGCTGTATGCAGGCGGAGCCAGTAATTGAATGGTGCCGTGACAGCAGGGAGTATGTGCAAAAGGGTATCTACCAGTTCGACAGCCGTGGTGCTAACCGCGCTTTGGAACTGTTGGGTAAGCACTTCGGTTTCTTTGTCGAAAAGACCGAGCCGGGCGCTGCCTTTGCTGATGCGATTATCGCTGCCTACAAGAAAGACCGTGGTGGCGAGAGCATAGCATCTGACGATTGCGATGTTGAAGCATGATGCTGTTTTACACTTTGCAAGTAGACCAGTAGAGTTTGCCAAAGAGCTTATCGGGGTAACGCCCGACCCCATTCAAGGGGAGATAATGCAAGCCGTTGCCGCCAACCCGTTGGTTAGTGTGCGCAGCGGTCACGGTGTAGGCAAGAGCGCCATGCAATCCTGGCTGATTATTTGGTTTATGTGTACTCGCGCCTTTCCCAAGGTGCCCTGCACCGCTCCCACCAAACATCAGCTTTACGACATTCTCTGGGCTGAAGTAGCCAAGTGGTTAGGCAGAAACCCTGCGCTGAAGCGGGAGCTGGTTTGGACTTACGAAAAGCTCTACATGAAGGGCTACCACGAAAACTGGTTTGCCGTACCTCGCACCGCCAGCAAGCCCGACGCTCTGCAGGGCTTTCACGCCGATGATGTGCTATATGTCATCGACGAAGCCTCTGGAGTAGCAGATAGCATCTTCGAGCCCGTCTTAGGCGCTCTTTCCACCGAAGGCGCTAAACTGCTGATGTGTGGGAATCCTACACAGCTAAGCGGCTTCTTCTACGAAAGCCACCACAAGAACCGCAGCTTGTACCAAGTCTACAAAGTCTCTTCTGCTGATAGCCCTCGCGTTTCTGAAGGCTATGTGCAGATGATTATAGACATGTTCGGTGAAGATAGCGATGTCTATAAAGTGCGCGTGGCAGGAGAGTTCCCCAGTGCTTTGCCCGACAGCTTTATTAGCTTGGAGTGGGTAGAGCGCTGCAGCCACAAGAGTGCTCCCAAGCAGCTGGAACCTGCCGTTATTAGCATAGGCGTGGACGTGGCACGCTTTGGCGACGATGAAAGCGTTATCTGCCCTGTGTTCGATTATCGGCAGCAGCAACAGCCCCAGATCATTCGCAAGAACGACACCATGCAGATAACTGGTGCCGTGGCGCAGCTGGTTAGGAGCTATCGGCAGCGCTTCAAAGATACCCGCATTGAAGTCAAGGTGGACTGCGACGGCTTAGGAGTAGGCGTATTTGACCGTTTGCATGAGCTGAAGAGCCAGGAAGAGCTATTCGCTAAGGTGGAGCTATACGAACTACACTTTGGCGGTAGAGGGGGGCAAATACGGCTGGGTGACCCTGTAGAGTACAGCAACACCACTGGGCTTATGTGGGGAGCAGTGCGCGAAGCTCTGCGCAACGAGGAGCTAACCTTGGTTTACGATGCAGAGCTAATAGCCCAACTAACGAACCGCAAGTACAGCTTGAACAGCGCTGGACGCATTGAGCTAGAGCGCAAGGAAGCCATGAAGAAGCGGGGCTTGCGCAGCCCAGACCGTGCCGATGCTTTAGCTTTGGCGATGTACAGACCAAGAAGCGGCTTCAGCTTCTAGAAAGGGGGTTTAGCATGTCCGCAATTCCCAACATGATCCGCGCTATGGTCAAGCGCCACCAGGACTTTATCCAAGCCGCCGATGTCGCCATGAGCTATTACTTAAACAAGAACGATATCCTGCGAGTACGTCCAGAGCATGTAGACAGAGAGATCGAAAAGCGGCTTACGAAAAACCCCTTACGCAATGCCGATAACCGCATTAGCCACAACTGGCACCAGCTGCTAGTAGACCAAAAGACCAGCTATGCCTTTACTTACCCGCCTACCTTCGATACTGGCGTAAAGGCTAACAACGAGAGGTTAGCCGAGCTATTGGGAGACGACTTTACCCGCTACTGTAAAGACCTTTGTGTTGATGCCGCAAATACAGGCACCGCCTGGGTGCACTACTGGCTAGACGAAGCAGGAGCCTTCCAGTTCGCTCCCGTGCCCGCGGTACAGGTAATAGGCATCTACAACACAGGCTTGAAACGGAAGTTGATAGCAGCTATTCGCTGTTATCGGGAGCTAGACGACCAAGGGGAAGAGTGGGAGCGCTACGAGTACTGGACGGAGCGAGAGCTGCGTTACTATAGCAAGAAGGCAACCGAGCAAGGGGAAGAGATAGCCGCCTTAGAGCTGCAGTTTACTGGTGCCGATGGAGTGCTGCACAGCGCTCATGTGGTTAGCCACCCCTTTGGCGTGGTGCCTTTTGTGGAGTTTCCCAACAACAAGCACCGCACTGGCGATTTGGCTAAATACAAAAGCCTAATAGATTTATACGACAAGATCATTAGCGGCTTTGCTAACGACCTAGAGGACATTCAAGAGGTTATCTTCCTGCTTAAGAACTATGGCAGGGAATCCCTTTCCGAAATGCTGGAAAACCTGCGCTTGTTTAAAGCAGTCAAGCTAGAGGGCGGGGAAGACGGCAGCGGTGGCTTGGACACCTTGACCATCGAGATTCCTGTAGAGGCTAGAAAGGTAGCCTTGGAGATCCTGCGACGGCAAATCTTTGTCAGTGGTCAGGGAGTGGATCCCGACCCCGAGCGCTTCGGTAATGCTTCGGGTGTAGCCCTGAAGTTTCTCTACAGCCTGCTGGAGATGAAAGTAGGCATGATGGAGACCGAGTTTAGGAGTGGCTTTAACGACCTGGTTAGAGCAGTTCTGCAACACGCTGGCATCAGCCAGGTAAAGCCGATTATCCACACCTATACCAGGGCAGCGATTAACAACGAGCTAGAAAACGCCCAGGTAGCCCGGCAGCTAATGGGCATAGCTAGTGAGCATACAATTATCGACAACCTCTTCTGGGTGGACGACACCGAACGGGAGCTAGAGAGGCTAAAGGCAGAGCGTGAACAAGCTATGAGCGATGACTATGGCGTGTTGGAACAGCAGCAGCCAGAGGAAGTGGTAGATGACAAGCAGTAGC